GACGTGGATGATGGTCGATCTCATTTATCGCTCGTGACATATGTCGCGAATTCGCACACCGGGCACGTTATAGTGTACTTGACGTATGGACGCTCCATTTGGTTGTAGCCTCCGGGAATCACTTCCCGGCGTGCGTCAGCGCTCAAGAACTTGAGACGAGATTTGCAGTGACCGCAGTGCACTTCGAATGTCTGTTCCTTTTCAGGAATGACTCCACGCTTCAAAATTTCGATCGCCATCAGTCCTTTCTCCCTTCCGGATGATAGTCGATGGTGACCGGCGCGCGCAGCTTGCCGTCCGGGGTCCGCTGCTTCATGAAGCGGACTGTCACCCAGCCGGCCTCATAGCGCTCTTTGTCTTCGAGCACGCCTTTGAGGAAAGGAATAGAGCCGCGCGTCCCGGACTCGTTCTCGCGACCATCTTCGAGATAGACGACGACACGCTTGGCGGCACCCTTCCAGTTTCCGTTTCCTTCCTCGATCCGAGCGACCTTGAATTCCTTCGTCTCGAAATCCTTCCACTTCAGCAGATGCTTGGAACGCTTTCCGACCTGATAGGTGGCGGACGGATTGCGCTTCATCAGGCCCTCGAAACCTTGTTCGAGCCATTCAATGTAAAGCTCTTCACCACCCGCATCGCTCGTGACTTCGCAGGTCTCGACTACGAAGATTCCGGGAACGTCCCATTCCTGAAGGAAGATATGCTCGATCAGTTCGATGCGCTCTTCGAACGGCATGGTGCTGTCCACGATGTCGTAGACATGATATTGGATCGCTGAAGCCTGCCGGGCCTTAAGCGCGGCACGCTGTTCGTCTTCGCTGACGCCGGCCTTGAGCGCTTTCTTGTCGAGCTTGAAATCCTTGCGAATCAGTGACGAAAGCGTGTTGAAGTCGGCCTTGTAGTCATGGTTGTAGAGTTCGCCGTCGAGAACCAGATCGGGATATTGCTCGAACACCGGCGCGAGATCGGCGAGGATATGATCGATTGTGACGAACGGTTGACCCTGCCGAGTCGTCGCGCCTTCAGCCGTAATGATGCATCGGAAGCCATCAAGCTTCGGCTGCGCCAGATACGGCAACGGCATGTCATAATCATCAATGCCATGCGCAAGCATTGGCTGGATGAAAATGTCGCCTTTTTCAAGGTCATCGACCGTCTTGCGATACTTTCGATCGAGCTTCTTCGTCATCTCGGCATTGGCTTCGAACAGTGCCTGTTCCTCAGAAGTCGGCTTGGATTTTGGCACGCAATGCGTCCATCCGGACTGCGTCTCAGCGCCGCCGACCTGACCGGACACGCCCGTCCATTTGTCGCCGTCCACGAGATAGCGCCAGAAACGGAGAACGCCCTTGGAATCTTTGGAATAAATATTGTCGGAAATGATCATGATACCTGCCTTGAAAATTGCCGGTGGCCGCAGCCACCGGCGATGCCGAAAATTACGGAAGGAAATCCTTCAGCTTTTCGCGAGCCGTTGCGGCCTTGTCCTTGTCGGCGGTGTGCGCGTCCTTCTTGGCGGTCGCACGTGCCAGCATCTGTTCGGCAAGCTCGATTCCGGCGTGGAGATCGGCCTCCACTTCGGCGAGGTATTTGTCGGCCTTGACGAAAATCGACAGGCCCTTATTGACAGTCGGTCCGAGACCGAACAATTTCAGGAGTTTCTTCAACATGCTTCTGTTCCTTGATTTGAGGGAGATGCCGGGACCGGAGTCCCGGCGTCGGGATTAGAAGGAGCGGCGGCGCGACCGGCTCTCGGTCGGGACGGGCTTTTCTTCCTGAACGGCCGGAGTCTCATCCGCACCATCCTCGGCCGAGCCGTCTTCTTCGACAGCCTCTTCGCCGCCTTCATCCGCTTCGAGAGCGGCCATTTCGGCTTCGAGTGCTGCCTTCTTCGCGGCGAGGATTTCGGCCTTGCTGAGAGCACGGGTTTCGTCAGCGGCTGGTTCCTGCTTGGCCGGCGCAGTTTCCTTCACCGGCGGTTTTTCAGCAGGCTTTTCGGCCTTCGGCTTGGCCGCAGCAGCCGGCTTCGCGGCGGGCTTCTTGACTTCGGCCTTCGGAGCTTCGATCAGGTTTTCGTTGTCGTCGCCTTCGTTGACCTTGGAGGAATCGCCGTAGGTCGCTTCGAGTTCGTCTTCCGGAATCCATTCCACGATCTTGAATACCGGGTAGAACTTCTTGCCGATCTTCTTGTCCTTCGGCATGTACGAGCCCTTGGAGAACTCCACGATCGGCACACAACCGGGATTGTTCTTGTATTCCCGGCTGTACTGCTTCACGAGATCGCCGAGCGGGCGCATGGCCGACTTCGTGGACGTCTTGTAGGTGATCTCGATGCCGTCGTGATCCTCGCCGAGCAGGCGGAAGTCGATGGCGAACTGCGCCGACCATCCGTCTTCGGAACCGTCAGCGTTCTTCTGATACGGGCCGTGGTCGGTCAGGGTGTTTTCGAGCGGCGGCGGTCCCTGAATGATCTGGACCATGATCTCTTCGACCACTTCCGATTCCTTCCAGCAGATGAAGCCACGACGGGCACCGGCGACATTCGCCGCCATGCGTTCGTTCTGGTCGATCTCGGTCGCCGCCGAGCCGTAGGTAAATTCGCCGCTGTTGCCGTTGAACTTGGCATAGACGGAGTTGCCGCCTGCCATGTCATCGCCGGCCATCGCGAACGGATCGTAGGCGGATTCCTGCGCCAGTTCGGTCCGGCTCCGCGTTGCTACTGCATTTCCCATGAGTATCCTCTTTTGTTAAGGGAATCTTGACACTATTGCCAAGAATTTGGTTACAAATCTTCTTCCGTCATGTCCTTGTAGGTGACGCGAAGCACTTCGAACGGGTTACCCTGAGTCATATACTGTTCAGGATCAATCCCATCATCCACCAACGCCTGCTTGGAGAGCGTCTTACGGCCGGACTGCATCGAATAACTGATCGACCAGCCCAAGTCCTTGTCCTTTGCTTTGTTCTGCCCGAACTCGCGGAGGACTTCCTTGATCTCTTCATTGACGCGATCGACTTCCTTCTTGGCCGCTTCCATGGTCTTCTTGGCCACACGCTTTCGATCCATGAGACTCATGTTCGAGTCGCGCGGCGCGGTGTTGAGTGCTTCGAGAAGATCGGGACGGGTTTCGCCGCCCTTCGCCGGTGCTCCCGGCATGGTTCGCTGCATATCCACAAGGCAGGTGCCTTGGAACGGGCAGTATTGGCAGGTGCCGTCGATGACACCTTCGCGCTGGAGCTTGCCGGGGTCCGTCGTCTTGAACACCAGCTTGGCGCGATCCTTGGCGACCTTGAACTTCTTCTCATCGAAACGGACGATGAAGACTTCGATGTCGTCAAGGAAGGAAGCGTTGATATAGAGGATCACAGCATAGTTCGGCTTGAACGCAGTGTTCTCGCGCATGAGGCCCATCTGGATTTGGACCTGACCATGGTGGATGGACTTCTCCTCGGACAGATCGACGCGAGGGTCGATCGACTTGACTTCGAGCATGAAGCAATCGTTGCCGAGATCGGAGACGCCATATTTCGCGAGCGCATTTCGAGAAACGCCGCGCACAAGTCCGTCAGGAGTAACCGAGAGACCGCCCGGCTCCTCGCCGATGACATTTCCGTCTGCATCATGCTTGTCCACCATCGTCGTCTTGTCGAAGAGCGTGATCTGTGTCGCGCCGGCCATCATGAATTCGAAATCGTAGTTGTCCGCCGCCCATTCCATGGCTGGGACAACCAGATGATTTTCGATGATGTCGCCGCGCCGCAATGCGCCCCAAGACTCTTCGTAATCAACGTCGTAGGGGATGCCGTTGCGCTTATACCACGCCTTCCGCAAGCAGCCGAAAGCTTCCGAGCCGCCGAGCGTCTTCTTACGATCGTGTCCCCACGCCTTTTGCGTGTCGGCAACCCAACCGTCGAACATACGCCTGAAATCCAAGGGTTCCTTGGTAGATTTTGTAACCGTAGCCACTTAACAAATCTCGCTTTTCGCTTAACATTTTTCGAGGGACGGTGATGGGCGCTGTCGCGCATGATCACCTAACGATCCCCTTAGACCGGCAGATTGGTGCCTGCTTTCCCTACTGCTCGGGAGCGTCCGTCGAGCACCTTCGGACCTGTTATTCAGGGAGCGTGATAAGTCCCTGATTCAGCATTTCGATCAAAATACGGGCACAAGCCCGGCAGTCCACGATGGCGCTGTGCGCGCCGTCGAGTTCTTCATCGAAGAAGAATTTCACGCACTCGATCAGCTTCGGCCATTTGAAGTCGTTCGCATGCAGCGGACGTTTTCCCTTCTTCTTGACGATCGGCGTAGCGGCTCGCATCGTGCAGAATTCCGGCTTTCCTTCAAATGGATTGAAGACTTCCTCGCCTTTTGCGAGACATACCATTGCCACCGCCCGCTCCATGACGATCTTATCGAACACGATGTTGTGCGCGATGACGATGTCGGCGACGTCCATCAGATCGAGAAAGAGATTGACGGCGGTATCGAGGTTGATGCCGACCTTCTTGGCAATCCCTGTCGAGATGCCATGCACGAGTGCGGCTTCCTGCGGAATCTCCCAACTCGACGGATAGATGATCGTGTCCAATGCCGCATATTCGCGGCCGGTTTCAAGATCGACCAGCAGCAAACCAAGCTGTGCAAGCTTGGGCTGGAGAGGGGACACGGATGGCTCCTTGAACGCGGCGAGGCCGGTGGTTTCCGTGTCGAACACGAGGGCAATTGTCATGTCGGGAGAGTTCCTTTCGGTGCATTCTGTCTAGTTTATCTTAACAACGCTGTCAAGAAAAAATTAACCATATTTGTTAGAGATTGCCGCCGCAGAGCGGATGGCCGGTGTTCGGAATGAGGCCAACGGCGATGTCATCCCAAATCTGGACGCACTTGTAGTCTTTCTCATTGGTGACTTCGAGACGCGGGAGACCGCACTCTTTTTCAAGCCAATCCTGAATACGATGGATCACCTTTTGGCGCATGTGATTGGCAGAAAAAGACCCGTCAGTGGATACACGGGCGGTGAAAATCCGAACTTCAATGCCAGTGGAAATCCAATACTTGATGCGCGCCACCATTGGCGCGAGAGGATGACCGATCACGAGCGGGTCGTATGGAATCGCCTTATCCCGATATGCCAGAGAGCCGTCCAAGTCGACTCCAATCCAGCCCCAAGTCCCGTTATGTAGTGACATTCTTTGCTCCATATTTGATTTCCATCTTGCAAATTGCGAGGATGGAGAGTTCGTGATCCGTGGAGAAGCCACGCACTTTCGCGATGGCTTCAGCCAGTTTGAGTTCGTCATCCTCCGACGTACAGGCGT